TAGCTAATTAAGTGAGATTTTCCCTACAGAGCAGCCATAAGCTGGTCTTTTTTATTTTTCCTAAAATACTGGCTTAGATTAAGTTTTACAGATTGAGAGAGGCGAAATTCGTCTCTCTTTTTATTTTGAAAGGAGGTGAAGACTTGGAACAACCAAAACATGATGAATTCAGAGAACTACTAGTCGGATTAACAAGAGTAGAAACAAAACTTGATCTACTTGGAAACGTTAAAGATATCGCAATTGAGGCGCAACAGTCAGCAAAAAGCGCACATTTGCGTGTAGATAGATTGGACAAGCTTGTATTTTGGTTAGGAACAACAGTAATCGGTGCAGTTATTGTGGGTGGAATTACAGCTTTATTCAAATTTGCAGGAAAGTAGGAGAGATAATGAACAAAGAAAATATTCAAAAACGATTACGTAACTGGCGCACATGGGTTGCGCTTTTTTCATTACTTGGATTCTTATTCACGAAATTCGGCATGCCAGAGGCTGATAATTTTCTGAAAGAGCTTTTACCTTATCTATTCGCAGTAGGTGTTGCACTTGGTATTTGGACTGATCACGAAGATAAAGGAGAAGATGCTTAATGAAAAAATCAATTAAGCTAGCTTCTTCTGTATTTATGACTTCATTACTCCTATTTAGCTTTTCTACAGGAGCTTTTGCAGATAGAACTCTTATTATTGATGGATTACCTAAAACTCCATACCGTTATGGTGTTGGGGCTTATGAGGGCGTTGTGGCGCATAGCACAGCAACTCCTGAAGCTCCAGCTATTAATATTCAAAAGTATGAAACTCGTACATGGAGAAACGCTTTCGTTCATTATGCAGTTGATTGGAATGAAACAATCCAAATTGCAGATACACGTTACATCGCTTATGGCGGCGGACCAGGTGCAAACAAACGCTTCGTCCATGTAGAACTGTGTGAAACATCTGATTATAATAAATTCAAAGTTTCATATGATAAATATGTGAAGCTGCTTGCTAAAATTTTACGTGACCGCGGATTATCTGTAGAAAAAGGATTATGGACTCACTATGATGTAACAAAGTACCTTGGCGGTACAGACCACGAAGACCCACTTGATTACTTACGTAGTCACGGTGTATCTGAAGATCAATTCCGTGCAGATGTGAAACGTGCATACAATAACTCTAGTGTTGAAGTTTCTGTTCCTGAGAAACCATCTAAACCAGCAGAAGTACCAACTGCAAATGTTGAAGGAGTTGCATACATTCAAGGTAATAACGTTAATTTACGTAAAGGGCCGGATGCAAGCTACTCTGTTATTCGTCAACTAAATAAACCAGAAGCATACCAAGTTTGGGGCGAAAAAGATGGTTGGTTAAATCTTGGTGGAAATCAGTGGGTATATAACAATCCTTCTTATATCAAGTTTGAGAAGAAAGAGCCAGTTAATCCAATTGTAGGGAAGCGTGTTGTTGCTAAAGTGGACAACCTACGTTTCTATGACGCTCCATCTTGGCAGGATAAAGACGTTGCTGGTACTTTAGATGCAGGTTTAGGATTTGCAATTGATGACAAAGTAACTGTCAATGGTTCACCGCAGTACAAAGTACACAATAGCAAAGGGAAAACATACTATATAACAGCAAATGAAGCCTATGTATATGTGAAGTGAGAATAATTCGGAGCACTCCTTAAAACGGAGTGCTTTTTTTATAAATTCAAAAGAAGAGGTGAAAAGTATATGATATATTCGATTGACTTAGAAAAATGGGGCATCAAAAAAGGATTACCTAATAAACCTTATGTAGACACAGATTATATTCAAGCTGATAAAAACATCCAAGGAATTAACGCAGCTCTGCAATATGCATCAGAAAATGATTATAGTGAGGCGAGATTACCTAAGGGGGAATATGCTTTATGTTATCCACGCGAAATTAGAATGGTTTCAAATTTGAATCTGAATTTAAATGGATCTACGCTTAAAGTCATCTATGACTCTAATAGAAAATCACCTTTTGATAACAGGACAACAAATGATTATTACAACTTCAAAGGGCGCAGTGTTATTTTTAGCAAAACCTTTAAATCCCGTATATATGGTGGAGAAATAATAGGATGCAGAGCAGATCGCAGTTTTCTAGATTCTAGGGAAGTCGCAATGGAGCACACATATGGAATTGTTTTTGAAAGAAGCTCTGCTTATTGTAAAGCAAAACTTTGTGAAGTTCATGATTATATGGGCGATAACATTTCTTTTAGCTCAAATTCTATATTTGATTACGGAGAATTTGATCAAGGACTTACATTAAATTCTTTAGACTACAATACCGGACAACCTATTCCCTCAACGAATACACTCACAACAAGATTGATAAACATACCTCAAGATTTGACTCCAAAGATACATTCTCTACTTATAGCAGGTTCCGGATATGCTAGAACAACAAATTTAAATAGCAAAGACCTAGACATCTTTTTTTATGACAATAACAACAAATTTATAGGAGTCATGAAAAAGAGAAGGATCTATACAGATATTTCTATCCCTGTTAATGCGACGAAATTCAGACTTCAATTTTATAACGAAAACAATATAAATAAAAATCTACAATATACAATCATGTATGGGGGTATTCCTCATCATAACGTTGTTGAAAAATGTGAAATTTTTAATGGTCATAGGGGTGGTGTTACTCTTGGCGGCAATTACAACAAAATTGTAAACAATAAAATCCGTGATAATGGAAAAGGTTTGGTTAGGTTTTTAGATGGAAAGCCGCTTTTCAACGACCCGACTAGATATTCGATAAATATGGAAGATAGTTATGGGGCGAGTTGCACTATAAAAGATAACGAAATTTACGGTAGTTATCATGGTATTTTAGTTGGGTGTTACGATGTTTTAATAGAGCACAATCACATTTACAACATTGATTACATCGCAATCAATCTTTATTCTTTAGTTCATGCGAACATTAAAAATAATTTCTTATACAACTGTCAAAATAATATCGGATTAATGTCATCTAATTTCAGTGTGGCTTTTGTAAATATCGAGGGGAATAGTTTTACAGGTGGAAATATGAATGTTAGTAACGATTCTTATAGAGTTTCTTTATTAAACAATCAATACGTAAATCCTGACTTCGTTGCATTGGGTGATAATTGTACATTCGACAATAATCATTTTACTTTCACAGAAAATCTAGTCGCTACGCCGTGGTTAAGGGCAAATAAAATAAGTAATTGCACTTTCAAATCAGCCCTCACACAGAGAGAAATGACATTTAAAGTGAAAGGATATGATAATTGTAGGTTCGAAAATTTACGAGTAAGATCAGAAAACCCTAATGCTCAAACTTTAGACGAATGTGAATTTACAAGGTCAGAATTCGTTAATTGCGAATTAAGAAACCATCTATTCAGTGGACAAGCTATGAATGTTAAAGTAACAAAATCAAAACTTTTCGATACAGTGTGTGAAGTTGGAGTTACAAACGTGGATAATCAAACACCACACACAACATTAGAAGACTGTAATATCACTATTACTACTAAAAACAATTTGTTTTCATCCGATACAAACCGAACATATACAGCTTACAAATTAAATGATTGTAAAGTCAAAATAAATAATCCATCATTCGCAGCACTATTAGCATCTGGATCAGCTAACGCAGCAAATGAATTAGTAATAGAAAATAGCGAGTTCGTTTATTCAGGGACAAACTCACTATCTTTAAAAGCATATACAAATCAAAATCACATTCGTAACTTTGTTAATACAGACAATACCTTTAAAAATATCGTTTTACAATAAATCTAAGCTGGCTCTTTTGAGTCAGCTCTTTTTTTATAAATATATTGAGATTTTATTATTAATATCGTCTGCATCCTCATCGAAAATCAATCAATCAACTCAAGTATTTCGATACCTTCCTCAGTTTCTATAATCATATCCTCGCAATTATGATGACCCATAATTTTTCGAGTTACGTTTTTCCCATACGCATCATATACTTGGTCGCCAAATCGAAGATCAAATGCATAATATCCTTCTGGTAATTTATAACGACGTCCGGATATTTTAGTGTAGTTTAATTTTTTCATTCCCCTTCCGCCTTTCGGGTTTGGTTGATTTTTATCAAGTATCCAACTATTTCCGATTTTTTTAGCAATCACTTCTCCAGACTGGCATAAACCTTTTACACGGTCTGCCGACAGTCCCCACATTTCACCAGCTTCTTTAACACCCATGATGTGATCTAATGGATTATTCATTAGTTAGCTCTCCAAAAATAAACGTCTGTTCCATTTCCCGCATAGTGATTATGTCGTCTATAATTGTTTATAGCTTCTGATAAGTCACTGTATAAAGATTTCATGCCCATATCAATAGTAGTTTCTTGTTTTTCTAAATCAACCGTTACTTTGATTTTCTTAGTGTTTTTGAATTCGTTTTTATAAGTTAAAAAACCTTCAAACTTACCCGTGTTACGAATTTCATTCAAAAATCCCTCTTTTGTTATCTGTACATATTTCATACCACTTTTCACAATGATCCATGCCATTTTTAAAGCTTGAGCTAGGTATTCTTTAACTTTACCACCGAATTTTTGTTGACCTTTGCGAGCGATTTCCCAAGC